CTACGATAACCGCGCATTCAACATGGCTACCTGTTCGTCGTTCATGTCATCAATCCACATACCGTAAATTTCATACACCATCTGCGCAGTTTCATGCCCCATCTGGCTGGCTATAAATGCCGGGTTCGCTCCTGCCGTCAACAGCCAGCAGGCAAAAGTATGTCGCGTATGGTACGGATTACGGCGGCGAATACCAGCACGTTTTACTGCTGCATTCCATCTCGCACCCAAACTGCTTACCGAGTAATAAGGTTTCTGTTTTCCGTTACACATCCTGGGCATGAAAACAAAATGCAGTTTTTGCTTTTCGGTTCTGCCGTACTCCCGATGATAAAAAGTGATTTCGCTTTTGCGATGATGCCCGGTCAGTTTGTATTGCTCCTTCAGTGCTTCAAGAGCTGGCTGTAGTAATGTTACCGTCCGGATCCCGGCATTTGTTTTTGGGGGACCGAACATATCAAGTATCGTCAGGTTTCTTCTGACATTCACAATTCCCTTCTCGAAATCCACATCCTCCCACGCCAGAGCTGCCAGTTCCCCGTGACGAAGCCCGGAGTAAACGGCAAATTTCCACAAGTTTTGGCTCTGTCCTTTTTCACTTTCCATTAATGCATTGAATTCTGTTTTAGATAACGGGTCAGGCTTTATTCTGTTTCGCTGTAATTTTTTTACTCCTTCAAATGGTTTGGTTGATATAAATCCCGACTGATACGCAAAACGTAACAGCGAACAGAGCAGGGCGATATAGTTATCAACTGTGCGCACGGTTCTTCCTTTTTTGTTGGATCTTGGATTATCCAGGTAAAGCGTTTCTCCATGCAGCAGTTCATTCCGGTAGTTTAAGATATCGCTATAACGAATATATGATATCGGGGTACTTTCACAAATTATTATTCTGAGTGTTTTTAATTGTGATTTCGTTTTCTTCATTGTGTTTGTTGTTAACTCTGTCTCTTTAATTTTTGTCCAGATATCACAAAGCTCCCCGAACGTTTTTATGACTCTCGTTGTCACCATTTTTGCCCCAGTGCTGGACTGGGGAAAACGTCTTAAATACTCAAATTCACCGGAGTTTATTTCATGAACTATCAGCGCTCTTAAATTTCCGGCCTTTTTAATATTACTGTTTGTAATCTCCCAGCCTTTTAATGTTTCCCGACATCGTTTTCCTCGAAACATGAACCAGATGCGAATGTTTCTACCTCTAATCTCGACACCTGTTGGTAATTTAGACATATCATGAGTCTTTGATAAACTGATTTATCTTTGGATAGTTGTACCAGATAATCCCTCGTTTGCTGTCTGGCTTACCTAAAGGAGATACTCGTTTGAAGTGGAAGCCCTCCACCCAACAGTTCTGGCGGTATGCTTCAATTTGTCTGGCCCCCAGACCAGTGCGAAGCATCAGGCCGTATTCAACCATCCACTCTTCATTAAAGATTACTTGTGCCATCGCATCACCTCTGGCAGGCGCCAATGTTAGACTGAAATTGACGCCTGATGTTGATTATTAATAATCAGCTATGAAGTTTTAATTTGAATACAATGCAATTCACGAGGACTGAAGTTTCTCGCAATTAAAATTTATCAGTTTTACTTTCTGCTCTCTGGAAACGCCTGCTTCTTTTTTCCCTGAGAGCATTTTTTCACATTCTGATTTGGTTAGTTTTGTTTTTGAGTATCTTGTCCAGTTGGTAGGCGAACCGCCTTCCTTTTCAATAGTGGCAGTAATTTTATACATGAACACCTCCATTATTATTTCCAATGGTTCGTTTATTCCATCTTTCGAGGGCAGCTTTTTCACTTCCTCCATAACCAGATCGTGATTCGCATCCATTGCATTTCACACGGTAATATCCTGAAATCCCTTTCACCGTTACTGATGGACAACCACAAAAAGGGCATGGTTTGACTTTTTCATACCGCATTGTCTTTTCTCTCATAAAATAAAGTTTTTGATGGCGGTGAGGCTACACCGCCAAAGTAAGTATCAGGAGCAGATATATTCCGGTTTCATATCTGCAAGTGTCATTTTATACGCCTCATATAATTCTCCCAGATGCGGCCGTGCAGCATTCAGCGTATTTTCCAGAGTAGTAAATTTTTGTTCTGCTTCTGGATCACCTGATGAAGGCAGGTCATTTATCATCTTCTCAATACGGGCAATAGCATTGAGACGGTGATGACGCTGAACCACTTTTCCTTTAAGTTCTGTGTAGAGAGCGCCAAGTGTATTTTTATGATCTTCCACTTCCTGGCGAAGCGCTGTTGTTTCTGCGGTGCTCTGTGCCTGCTCAATACGTTCACGGAAAGCGTCGATCCAGTTTTCCCCGGCATCTTGCTCAATAATTGTTGTTTCGCGTTCCGCACGGCAGGCGGATGTGTTTTTATGTTCCTGAACCGGATTAATGATTTTTTCCTGTGGTTCGTCCAGTTCTTCCTGGGTGTACACTCCAAGAATCACTTCAGGGCAATAAAGGCGTGCCCAGCGTTTCAGTGCCAGATAGGCAAGCTGTTGGCGAGGATCATCAGCCCATAACGTTGAGTTACGTGTTCTGGCCTGCGCCAGAAGTAACTCCAGTACGCGAGGTTTGCTCTCTCCGCGTAGCGTTGCCTGGACGCGAACTCCGATCCCGTTTTCATCGGCCAGCTTCCAGCCAGGGACACGATATTCTTTCCCTTTGTCGTTCTTCCTGATATCAAATTTCCCGATAATTTTTTCCCACGGTCCGAACCAGTCATATTCAATGCGTCCGGTTAGCGGCCCACGAGTACTGATTACGGCATTAACCAGTTGCGCTTCATATCCGAGCACACCATTCACGACGAAAGTTTTCTGAGCTACTGCGTAAGGGTTCATTTGCCACTGCATCGCCTGCATGGTGATGGCCATACAGTCTGATGGATTTCCCCGGAGGTGTTCCGGTACAGTAGCCATGCCGGATGCCATTACCTGAGAAAATGTCTGAATTGCAGCCAGGGACTGAGGGCTGAAAACCGCAACGTTAGAGTTAATATTTTCTTGTTGAGTTAATTCGTTCATTGTGTCCTTCCTCAGATGCTAAGAGCTTCAAGACGACGAAGATCAAAGTCGTTTAATTCGTCGGTATAACTTTCGGTAATCGGTGCTGGCCAGTTGTTTGCCTCCAGAGCTTCGTTTATCTGTCGTAGCGTCCGGCGATATTCCTGTCGACCAAGTTCCAGGAGTTCTTGCGAGGCTTCCACGACTGCCACCCAGTGATAGCCAGCATCTTTGTTGACGAAAATCCAGAAAAATCTTTCTAGGTTTGCCACATCGCAATACATTGCGGCGCTGAGGTGATAATCACGCTCAATAATTTCTCGGTGCAGGCGATCTTTCAGTCGTTCCTGTCGTACATAACCAAGGCTGACTGACTTCACGTCGGCGCAGATGCTTTCGTATGGCAGCCGGATTTCGATATCAGGACGGACCCTGATTTCCAGCCCGGTTTCTTCATCAAACCCGAAATAGCTGATTTCAGATTTGCGATTCGGGTGGTTGAGAAGCCTTGCTGCATCAGTGTTGTTTTGCAGTGCTGCGTGAATATTTTTTGCCTGTTCATACATATCCAGACTAATAAACGTTTTCCCGGCGTTTTCTTCTTGCTGGCGTTTTTGCCAGTCCTCCAGTGTCACCAGCTCCGGGCGAATTTTCCGGGCGATTTCGGTTAATTGCTCTTTTGTACCACTGATGTTGTAAGGCAAAGATTTAGCCCGTTCTGTTTTTGCCAGTTCTGGATCTACAGTTTCAATTTGCTCCAGAAGCTGCTCCCGTGCTCCACTGGTTTTCAATAGAGGAGGGAGGCTTGCGTTGTATTCTTTAATGCAGGCTTTCATTGCTGATGCTGTGTGTTTTTCCCCCTCAGGAATACGCCGGAATTCCTCCGGAAGTGAACCGTAAAGGATGCCTGTTTCTTCGGCCCCAACACTTACCGACAGTGGCTGGATAAGAGTGCTGTTGTAGCTTTCGATCCACTCTTTCATCTGCTCTGGAGTCATCATTGCTGGCAGACTGGCATTGTGTTTTTTAATGATGGCGATCAGTTCGTTAGAAGTAGTAACCACATATTCAGGAGCCGGTACCGGAATGGCATATTCATCAGCGAATTTATCCGTTTCCAGAACATAACTATGAATGATCCGCCCACGCAGCAATGCATCACTTTCCTCAAACGGAATAGTTCTGGCAATGTGCCGCCCGTGGTAATACATCAGGCTGATGCGGGCATCCTTCAGCATTGTGCTGCTTATTCCGTTGGCGGAGTGATAAACCTCGTTCGGGAGGTTTTCATAACGGCCAGGCTCGAAATATGACGGCCACATGATTTCAGTTGCTACAGGAGCTGACGCTTCACCAGTTTCACCACTGCTATCGATATGCGGATCGCTGCCAGCATTCTCCTTGTGCAGATGTTCAGCGCCTTCCATTTCCTCCGGATCTTTTTCCTGAGATTCATCCAGATTTTCTTCATTAAAGGTTTCCTGATACGTTGCGTCGCCCATTACCGCACCACAGTCAGGACAGCTCCCCCCACTAGTCTGACTGCAGGCATTGCAGACTTTTTCCGGCTCCTGTTGCGCTTCTGGTTCATTTTGTCGCGCTTTTTGGTCGTTCTGTTCCGTTTTGGGCTGATTCTGGTACACAGAATCGCGAGTCTGGATCCCCTTAACCCATTTCGGATCGTTCGGGTCGCTAATTCCGTCAACAAATTCACCACGTGATGCAGCAAGCAATTTATCGGCATCGACAGGATTTTTTGATGGAATGTTTTTCCGGGCTTCATGGAGTTCTGCCCGCAGTTCCTGATATTTCGCATCAACAGAATTTACCTGTGACTGAGCATCCAGCGGCTGCGTGTTCTGATGATGTTCAGTTGCATTCGGTTCCACTGTTTCAGCCGTTGCCTGTTCATCTGCCATTGCGCCAGATGGTTGTGGTTTTTCTTCATCGTCCTGTTTTCCTTCTTCTGTTACTCGCTGCGGCATCGGGGCCGAGGAGCGACCGCAGGCAATATCCACGATTTCCGGATCAGGGTTGGCATGATCGGTTTCAGTCAGTACTTTGTTCAGATATTCAGTGACGTGTGCGGGGATGACCTCGATCCCAATTGGTGCTTCTTTCACGGACGCAACCACGATGGCGCGGGAATAATCCAGCCCGCCAGGCATGGTGATGAATTTGTCGCGGAAAACAGAAAAGGGTGGTTTATTTTCAGCGATAATTTCCTCAATGCGTTTAGCGTGTGCCGGATGAAGGTTATAGATGTCCACGTCCATTGAACGGGCCAGTACGCCAGTGGCTACATCGCGCGCCAGTGACGTCAGATCGTGGACGAAACCTTCGCCGCGATCGGTGAGGTTCCCGCCGCCAGCATTAGCACCGGAAGCCGTGCGAGTGATGCGTGAAACACGATTCCCTTTTCGCCATTCTTTTGTCAGAAGACCGCGATCTATGTGTTCGGTATCCAGCCAGGCTGAAATGAAATTCTTAAATTCATAGGGCTGATGTTTTTTCGTGATAGAGAACACTGCCTTAATTGCATCAGTCAGGCGGAGCAGGGCGGCATTATCCAGAGTTGTCGGTTCTGCCATGCTGCGTATGGCCAACAGCAGATTCTGGACATAGCTGTTTTCCTGATCCATCTCAAGAGCAGTAATGTGTTTGCGTTGTTCACGGGTGGCATGATGCAGGTATTTTCGATCCCCGGCTGCATACGTAAAAATGTGCAGAAGACGCTGTGTGAACCGCAAAGTGGCTACAGAGACTTCGCAATCCTGGCAATCCTCGTGGGCGTCTGCCTGCGCGTTTTCTTCCTGGCCTCCCGTCGGTTCTTCGGTTTCCGGTGCATCCTCCTGATGGTGAACGTCGTCTGGCGCTGCTCCCGGTTTTAGTTCCCAGGTCATGGAGTCTTTGCTGAGTTGATAGCGTTCACTCCAGGTAAAATCGATCTCACCTTCAGGGGGAAGGTCATTAACGACAGGAAAATTAGTGGCAACAGCTTTAAAATAGCTGCTCAGTTTTTTACCTGATTTAACGATCAGGTAGTCCAGAGTGGCGCAGGTCGATTCAAAATCGTCGCTTGCCCACAGGACGACGTCAGGTTCACCGGATGATTTTTTCGCTTTCCGTAACAGGAAGAGTGGTTTCGCGCTCATTGTTTTTTAACCTCAACTCAGATTAAAATTCGTTTTGTTCAGTGAATGATCTTGCCGGATACACACTGTTCATAGCCTGCGCCATACGCAGGCTATTTCTTTCAGATTTCACCTTTTAATTTCATTGCAATCAGCGTTGCCAGAAATGCGGCTTTTTTTTCTGCGGGCAGATTCTTACCAATGTGCACCAGACTCATTTTTTTGACACCTTCGTTAAGTGTTTTAACGTTGCCTGATGGACCATCGATATCAACCACAGTGAATGGGGTTTCTTTATTTTGTGTTTTAATCACGTGGCCAATGCGTTTTCCTTCCAGATAAACCTCGTGAACAATGTTATCAGTAGTAACAACAGTGGATTCATAATTGGCAATCATGTTTTTCTCCTTAATTAAGGTTGAGCGAATCCCTGCCATTGTTGGCATAAATTCAGTTTCGAGTAGTCAGTTAATTAAAGTTCGTGTGCCATCTGGTGTTTTTCGGCGCAACTTTCACTACAATATTTTTTCATTTCCGTCGTTGGGATAACTCCACGCATGAAATGAAGTGGTATTTTAATACTTTTGCTTTCTTGAATTTCTTTATTGCAAAGGTGGTAAGCACATTTGATTTTCTTAGCCATCACCATGATTCCGCTTTTACAGGTAAACCATCACGACCGAGGAAGACTTTAATCATGCAGTCAGAAATGCATGTTTTTGTAGTCAGGCTACGAATATAAAGTTTTCGCTTTTTAATATTGTTTGCCGAGGCGATATATGTCCGACCTTCATGAAGAACATAATCGCCAGGGGTTACACACTGACGTGGTATTTCATCAGTTCCGAAGTGATGAGCAATCATAATCATCTCCATTTTTTCAAATGAACTTTGTTGATGCGGTGCCTGGTGCCTCCAGGTGATGTTAACCAGTTAACAATTAACACCGGATACAAATACCCCCCAAACTAATATAGAGTTTTTTAACTGTTCCGCGTGCGCTTAGCCGCATTCACCGCATCACAAAATTCACTTTAAAAAGGGCGGACATCAGTCGAACTTCAAGAAAAAACCGATGCCGCCAAAGACTACACACAGCAATGTCGTTATTCACAACCGGAGGCGCACTCCCACCATTTATATTTAACAGACAAGACCGACTCTTTATTGATACCGGAAATGCGCCTTCGTGTTGTGCCCGGTTTTATTTCACCACCTCCGGGCTTCGGTGGTCTCGGCTATACCCCTACAGCGAGAGCTTGTGTTAACATTTCAATACCCTTACAGTCGAGAGTTATTGAAATGTTGGATGTATTTACTCCATTGTTGAAACTTTTTGCTAACGAGCCACTCGAAAGACTTATGTACACGATTATCATTTTTGGCCTCACTCTCTGGCTGATACCGAAAGAGTTTGCTGTCGTATTTAATGCTTATACTGAAATACCCTGGCTCTTTCAGATTATAGTTTTTGCCTTTTCTTTCGTGGTTGCCATTTCCGTCTCAAGATTGCGAGCACATATTCAAAAACATTATTCATTGCTACCAGAGCAACGAGTATTGCTTCGTTTATCTGAGAAAGAAATCGCTGTATTTAAAGATTTCCTTAAAACAGGAAATCTTATTATCACTTCTCCTTGCCGTAACCCGGTTATGAAAAAATTAGAACGGAAGGGCATCATTCAACATCAGAGTGATGGCGCAAACTGTTCTTATTATCTCGTCACCGAAAAATACTCCCACTTTATGAAGTTATTCTGGAACAGTAGGAGCAGACGTTTTAATCGTTAGCTTACTGTGTACTTCTCCAACCAGCGACGCGCGCCAACTTCGGTTTTAAACGTTTTGCTTTTGGTATACGTCATGGCGGTGAACGTTCCATCCTGGTTGGGGAACACGCCACACACCAGGGATTCGTTGTTGCTAAGATCGATAGTATCCATGTTGACCTCATTTTCCCTTAACGCTGGGGGAATTGGCTTCATAGTTGCTCCGTATCGTGGAGCCTACGACCTGCTTTTAACCACATCAGGTGAGGTGATATCCTTACAAATGGTAATTTGCTGTAAGGATATTAATTATGGATATTAAATTTCGCTGTCCTCATTGCCGATCTCGCTACATTGAGATCGATGAGCACTCTGGCTCTGACAATGATCGTTTTATCTGCGGTGATTGTTTTGCGGAAATCAAAGATTCTGATTTCAGTGAACACTTTAATAAAACAATCAATAAAATCATCCGGACAGTTAAAAACCGCAGGAACAAGTAGTTTGTATAACTTCTCAATCTGATGTCTCAGGGGGCTGGTATCTATTTTTAACACCAGTCCCTGCTTTTCATCTGCGATCATCTTCGTATCCCCTTAACGCCGGGTGGCGGAACTGTTTGCTGAGAACACCGTGCGGTGTTTTGGTGTGGTTAATTTAGAATAACCTAACAAGACAGGCAAGCACTTTTTGTTAGATCAACCTAACAAAAAGTGCTTTGGGATATAACAGACTGAAAAGAAAGCTATTTTATAGATTTGTTTTTACGAGCTTTGAGCATTTCTTCGAAAAGTCTATTGAAATTCTCAACTCTAGCGCGCATTTCAGACAGCAATGCTTCCTGCTCGGAGGATGGTAGAGCATCGAATAATTCAATCAATTCTTTGTGGCTGGGAGTTAGCTCGTTTTCCACATGAAGCTCTTGTGCTGGCAATGGTGTTTTGTCTTCGTCACCAAACATTAGCCACGTAGGTGAGCACTTCAGAGCATCCGCTAAAGCAAACAGTCGCTTCCCTACAGGTTGGGTTTCATCTCTTTCCCATTGAGAAATGGTGACGTGAGCAACCCCAGCGAGACGTGCGACTTCTCGTTGTGTCAGGCGTAATTCTTTTCGTCTTGCCAGAGCTCGCTGGCCTAGTGTTTTTGTATCCATAGTTAGGTAATTCTAATTTTTCTTGACTTAGGTATCCCGCGCACATTAGTGTTAGGAATATCTAACAAAGGGGGCTTTGATGTTTAAAGTTGATGCAATTATTTTTTTTGGTAGCAAGACAAAGCTTGCCAGTGCCGCAGGAGTAAGGCTGGCAAGTATTGCTGCATGGGGGGAGCTGGTCCCAGAAGGTCGCGCGATGCGTCTGCAAGAGGCATCTGGCGGAGAGCTTCAGTACGATCCCAAGGTTTATGACGAATATCGTAAGGCAAAGCGGGCGGGTAAGGGTATTCATGAAAATCAGGCATGAGCACATTGAATCAGTGTTGTTAGCTCTGGCTGCCGAAAAAGGTCAGGCGTGGGTTGCCAACGCAATTACTGAAGAATATTTGCGCCAGGGGGAGAGTGAATTAGCCCTGGCGCCAGGCAAGGACTGGAACAATCAGCAAAACATCTATCACCGCTGGTTAAAAGGTGAAACAAAGGCGCAAAGGGAAAAAATCCAGAAGCTGATTCCAGCAATCCTGGCAATTCTTCCGCGCGAACTGCGACATCGCCTCAGCGTTTTTGACACCCTGGAACGTCGCGCATTACTGGCGGCTCAGGAAGCGCTGAATACGGCAATTGATGCGCATGATGATGCAGTCCAGGCCGTTTACCGGAAAGCGCATTTCAGCCGCGGTGGGTCTTCCGACGATTCTGTCATTGTTCATTAAGCAAAAGTTTTCATGCTGTTTGTGCTTATTCTAAGTCACCGGGCAGCATCATACGGGGCAATTATGGCCGCATTACCATACATGCAACTGTACATAGCTGATTACCTGGCTGACACCATGCATTTGTCAGCAGAGGAGCACGGTGCGTATTTGTTGCTGATGTTCAATTACTGGCAAACAGGAAAGCCAATACCCAAAAACAGGCTGGCAAAAATTGCCCGTCTGACTAACGAGCGATGGGCTGATGTTGAACCATCTTTGCGGGAGTTTTTTTGCGATAACGGCGACGAATGGGTGCATCTTCGGATTGAGCGCGACCTTAAAAATATCGTTACAGCGCCAAGAGGGAAGAAATTACCAGAGGGAGAAAATTTATCTGAATACAGGGGATACGTTTATTTCGTGACCAGCACGGAAATGGATACTGTGAAGATCGGATATTCAAAAAATCCCTGGGCAAGGCTTGGAGAACTACGACGTAGCTACGGTAGTAATCTTAGCGTAGTAGCTACGATAAAAACCGTAGAAAAATCGGAATCATCAATTCATGCATTGCTATCTGATTATCGAGTTAATGGTGAATGGTTTGTTAAGAGCGAGTGTATTAAATCGTTAATAACACAAATCGTAGAAGGGAAAATAACTACCGTAGAAGCTACGAACAACTACGTTAGCAACTACGAAGTAGTTACTACAGTAGTTACTACGACAACTACAAATACAGATACAGATCTAAAAGAATTAAACCCCACACATAACGCGCGCGTGCGCGAGAGAGCTCCGACCAGTGAGTCGAACGGTACGCCATCGCAGACAACGGAGCCCGAATATCTGGACGGCATGAGCGAACCCATCGGGAAATTTCCGATGACCGATGGCTGGCATCCGTCGCCGGATTTTCGACGACGGGCTGCTCTGTGGGGAGTGGCTCTGCCTGAGCCGGAATTTACACCAGCTGAATTTGCAGCCTTCCGGGACTACTGGGCAGCGGAGGGGAAAGTGTTCACGCAGATTCAGTGGGAGCAGAAATTCGCCCGTCACGTAAATCACGTCAGGGCGCAGGTTAAACCAGTCAGCAAGGGGGTAAACCATGCAGCAGCACCAGGTGGCACCGCATCACGAGCAGTTCAGGAAATTCGGGCAGCACGTGAGCAGTGGGAACGTGAAAACGGATTTATCAGCGACGGAAACGGCCTGGAAGCTGTGGGAACTCATGGGGGAGGTTTATTCGAACCGCTGGACCCAGAAGAACGGGGCCGCACCTTCGAAGCTCTGGATTGCACAGATTGGCGCGATGACTGAGCAGCAAATCCGGCAGGTCTGCCGCCAGTGCATGGACCGCTGCCGGGCGGGTGAAACATGGCCTCCGGACCTGGCTGAGTTTGTGGCGCTGATTTCGGAAAGCGGAGCCAATCCATTCGGTCTGACGGTGGATGCCGTGATGGAGGAATACCGCCGCTGGCGCAATGAGTCCTGGCGATACGACGGAAGCGATAAATACCCGTGGTCTCAGCCTGTGCTGTATCACATTTGCCTCGAGATGCGTTCAAAGGGGATTGAGCGCCAGATGACCGAAGGGGAGTTAAAACGGCTTGCAGAATGGCAACTGACGAAATGGGCAAAGCATGTTGGTAATGGCCTGAGCATTCCGCCAGTCCGGCGACAACTGGCGGCACCCAAACGCCCGTCGGGACCAACGCCAATTGAGTTGCTGAAACAGGAATATGAACGCCGGAAAGCGGCTGGTTTTGTTTGAGTTGAGAAGTAATTTTTACCGGGAGGAAATTTTAATGGAGACCGTTTTTGACGCACTGAAAGCAATGGGAAAAGCCTCTTCCCAGGAAGTGGCTGCACGTCTGGGAATGACCCGGGATGAGGCGATTAATGAGCTGTGGAAACTGAAGCGTCGCGGGGAAGCTGACAACAAGGGCCCGATGTGGTGGTTGACTCAAACCGACGAAAACGCATCTGTGGCACAGGCTTCTAAAGTGACAGCGCAAATGCTGATCGAGGCGATTGAACAGCATGGCCCTAAAGCGGCTGATGAACTTGCACTGATATTCAGAATTACTTCCCGCAGGGTGAACTCATCGCTGGCTATGGCCATCAGCAAAGGTCGTCTGATTCGCGTAAATCAGAACGGTAAATTTCGTTACTGCCTGCCGGACGGTAATTTACCAGCAGAGCCGAAAGTTGTATCGGTAGCGAAAACATCTGGTAAAGCCTTTCCTCAGCCAGCCGGTGTTGCGTTACCAGTACAGGAAGCGGCAACACAGGAAGAAATTAAAACAGATACTGTGGGGGACATTGTGCAGTCACTACCATCGTTCACTGAAACGCGAGCCAATGACCTGATTTTACCATCGCTGCAAATGGCAAACCGCGAACTGCGCCGGGCGAAAAGTCATGTCCAGAAGTGGGAGCGAGTCTGCGCCGCTCTGCGTGAGCTGAACAAGCACCAGGATATTGTCCGACAGATTGTCGATTCCTCCAGTCGTATTGTGTCGGAAAAGTGATTCCTGGGGAGGGCTTATGGCAAAAGTATTTACACAGGAAGAGCGAGAAAAAATTAAAGGGCAGATTGTTGATCTCGTACGCCAGAGCGGGCGAGAGACGTTACGACAACTGGAAGCTAAAATGGGGGCAACCAGATATCTGATAAGTATTCTCGCCAAAGAGCTGGTTTCGAGTGGTGAAGTATACAACTCTGGCTATGGGTTATTCCCGTCAGAACAGGCTCGTAAGGACTGGCAAAACGCCCGCAAAAAACTATCGAGGGCAAAGGTGAAGAAACCAGTTGTGGTTGATCCGGACCTTATTTGGTCATTACCAGACGGAGAAATACGTCGTTACGACAGGCGTCAGAACATAATTTGTCGCGAGTGCCGGAAGAGCGAAGCTATGCAGCGTGTACTGGCTTTCTATCAGGGTAATTTTCAGGAGGCGGTACTGTGAGTGAAATTAGCTATCAGGCTTCAATTACCGCTGGCATTCGCATCAAAGGAGAGTCGCATGGAAATAAAACCAGAAGATGAGTTAAGCAATATCGTTTTATTTCCGGTAAAAGAGGATGACCCACGTAATCAGGTTAATTTTCTTTATGAACCATCGGAAAGACCATATTGTCATCACGCTTCTGTCCGGGTTGACGAAAAAGAGCGTCAGGTCCGCTGTAAAATCTGCGGTGCAGTTGTGGAGCCGTTTGACTGGATGCTCTCCGTGGCGAAAAGAGAAACCAGACTGGCAGATGATGTAAGGCTATTGCGCCAGGAGGAACAGGAAAGGCGGAAAAATATAGAAAAGTTAATTCAGATTGAGCGTAACGCGAAAGCGCGGATACGCAGGGCGACAAAATCCAGAACTGAATAAATAAATTTAGCGCTGTAAATAAAATTTAATCCTTAACCGGAGGGATTTCTGCACCCTCAGAACATCAGGAGGCCACCCGAAAGGGCGGTAATGAAAAATGACTGAATTAACCAAAGAATGGTTGCTGGAGTGAGTAATGCTGATATCGCCTTATCTGGTCTGGTTTCATGGGGCAGCCTTAACAGTTATGCCGCATGTCCTGATGGCTGGCAGCATCATTCCGGTATCGAAACGTCGTACCGGTATTGCGGCGGCGAGACGTGCAGCAAAGAAACGCAGGAGAGCAAAGCGATGAAAAACCGTAAAGCAAAAATCCTATTAGTTCGCAGAAACGGTCCTGGCGTCTGGCAGTGGGTGAGACTCAGCAACCGACGGATGGGGTTAATGAAACATTACGGGATGATGGATTGTGGTTTTTGCAAAAAGCCCAGCGCGGCGCAAAACCGCTGGAAAAACCACTTGCGTACTAAAGGAGAGTGATATGGCTATTGCCGCAAGTTACACCATGCATCTCTATTGTGACTGCCGCCAGTGTACGGAAGGTGTATATCCAGTACCAGACTTCGGTGAATATATCGGTACGTCATGGGCTGGCTGTGCAAAAGAGGCACGTAAGGATGGCTGGCGAATAAGCAAAGACAAAACACGTGCTTTTGCGCCAGGGCATAAAGTTTTAAGGATTAACAAATGACCACTATTACCAGAGAACAGGCACAGAAAATTATTGAAGCAGCCGATGAGGTTATTAGTGCGCTTGCCGGAACTAACGAGGATGTTCACCCTGGTAGCGATAACATGCTACGCCTGTGGGATGACCTGAATGACCGTTACGCGCCCCCTGAAGTTGTGCGTGAGCTGGCACGAATTGCACTGGCATCACTGGAAGCAGAGCCTGTAAGCCAAACTTACAACTTGCCAGAATTAATCGAAGGCATGGAGGTTTCCATTGATGTAAGCACTTGTGATGCGGATTTAGGTAATCGCTATTTCGGTACCGTAACCGAGGCGTTAGAACTTGATACAGCCAAGAATGGTTACATCCTCCTAGTTCAGGACGCAGAGCCAAACTTCGATGTAAATGGCAACTCTCCGGTAATTCCGGATGGTTGGATAAGCTGTAGTGAGCGAATGCCGAAAAAGAATCAGAACGTACTTATTTCGGTGAATTTCGATAGTGATCTGGTTGAGCCGCTAATATGCTCCGCACGCAATACCGGAAGTACCTTTCGGCGAGGACAAGCAACGATTAAGCCGGGTAATGGCATTGAGCAGGCAACTCACTGGATGCCACTACCGGAACCGCCGCAGGAGGTGAGTCAATGACCTGGCCTGAAGCATTCACAACAGTAGGAATTGCAATGGCGGTGGCGCTGGTGGTGTATTCAATTTGTCGCTGGGGATGATAATACTAAATAACCAGCCCTTCTGGGGCTGGCTAATCATTTAGAACTGTTCATTGCCATCGAGGTTAGGTAGCATAATTTTTTCAATCAAGGCGAGAGCCTTTTTGTCCCGGTCAGCGAAGTATTTCGGGGCATATTGCGGCAACCAAATATTGTTAAAATGTTCTTTGAAATCTGCTAAATATTCATTTGGGTACAGCCTTGCAGGGTATACGCGACCATCGGGATATTCATGGTCATAGGTAGGGAATGTTTTGGGTTCTACGTTTCTATTATCTCTTAACCATTGTGAAAATACTCTTCCTTGTGAAATGTCAGGAACCATTTTTTCTGGGAGTGTGTACCCTGCTTGTTCGAGAGGTGCAACCAAGTTGAATGTCAGTTCATTAAGAATAGAAAAGTGTGTGTGAGGAATTCTACTACGATTAACCATGTACCGTTTTAAATGTACAGGCATTTCTGCTGTAGTTCTTTCCCCTGACATCCATTCACGAACCCATCTTGAAACTTGGACTGCAAATTTGGGCGATAGCCACTGCGCTAGATTAATAGCGATGTCAGGATGCACCCATGTCCCTTGGTTTTCAGGTCTTCCACCTTTAAATGATTGAATTAACTCCGATATGGGAATTCCCATATCGCGTGATAATTCGTCAAAAAACTCTTGAGTAGTTTTGAGTCTAGTGTAATCAGAGAGCAGTTTGCCCGCAGTTCTACACATTGATGTGGCGTTTATGTAACCATCTTTGGCACGTAAATGTATTATTTCGCCGTCAATTTCACGAGAAATCAAAGATAATTGAAAGGACGTCATTGAAAATTCCTTAAGTTGGAGAGTTCTGGAGCATTAAGGCGAGGTGGCAGTAATGCACCATCAGTTATCTTTTGATACTGACGCAATCGGGCCTGATGTGCAACGCCTTGCAAGTATGTAACTCATTGAAAACGATCGTTTTTATCTATTGACGTCAAATGGCAAACTGTCATTGTGCGGCTATGGCAAGTGGCAAATGCTTATAAATCATATGGATATAAAGAGTACAGAAAGAATTGTTTTCTCTAGGATATGAGTATGCGTCCAATGCTGATTGGTTGAATTTTGTTCTTGTTTTAAAGGGGGAGAGTTTAAAGTGTTGGCAGTGATGTATTGGATAGTTAGAATTGCTACGGGTGCTTGAGGCTGTCTGCCTCGGGCATGAACACCAAAGGCAGATAGAGAAAAGCCCCAGTTAACATTATGCGTCCGGCAAGACGCTTAACATTAATCTGAGGCCACATCTATGCTCTGCATACGTAGATTAGCCTCTTACCGACCAAAAGGTCAAGGAGAAGCAGGCTATGAAGCAGCAAAAGGCGATGTTAATCGCCCTGATCGTCATCTGTTTAACCGTCGTTGTGACGGCACTGGTAACGAGGAAAGACCTCTGCGAGGTACGAATCCGAACCGGCCAGACGGAGGTCGCTGTCTTCACAGCTTACGAACCTGAGGAGTAAGAGACCCGGCGGGGGAGAAATCCCCCGCCACCTCTGATGTGTCAGGCATCCTCAACGCACCCGTACTTACCCGCTTCGGCGGGTTTTTTGTTGTGGTGGAGAAATTAGCTTTTTGTGTACTCTTTTAGCAGTAAGTCTTGAGGGACTGATTGTTGTAAATAGAATCGTGTTTGCTTAGTTAGCGCGCAGGGAGAAGAGGGATGGACCCTTCAGGGGAACGCTATTAATCTGGAAAATTCTATTTATGGACTTCAAGAAGTTGCGCAAAATTATTAATAAAGATGGCCTCTATGCAGTGCGCGTTGAAAATGGGGAAATTATTAGTTGTTACTGCATTCATTGCTCACGGGCTTTGCAACAGCCTAGTGGGGCTATGTTAATATATCTCTTGAATGGGCATGTGACGGACGGATTTATGTTGCGTGAAGATGAATTTGTCACATCATTACGGACATTAAAAGAAATTGGATTAAAAGCTGGCTTTTCTGCTTTTGAAGACGATTGAACTCATCTATAATTCAGCGCAGGGTTGACCCCCTGCTGAGTAACACCGTGCCACCGGAGAAAGCCGATGGCACATATACAACTGATCAAACATACCTCTTCTGGATTACTGCTCCCGGCAACATCGGAGAGTTGCGAATTCTTGCATCAAATAAAAATAGGTGAGTGGATACACGCTGATTTTAAGCGCGTTCGTAACTACGCATTTCACAAGCGTTTTTTCAAACTCCTGCAACTCGGATTCGATTACTGGACTCCTGTCGGTGGGGCGATCACCTCTCGTGAACGAAAACTTGTGTCCGGTTTCGTTGATTATCTGTGTGACTCGGTCGGTCGGGAACATACGCCAGCCCTGAGTGATGCCGCAGAACAATATCTGAATACCATTGCGATACGCAGAACCTGCGATACGGCATTGCTAAAGTCATTTGATGCTTTCCGTGAATGGGTAACTATTGAGGCCGGATTTTACACCGAGCATTTTTATCCGGACGGTAGCCGTGGACGCAGGGCAAGATCTATCGCGTTTGCAAATATGGACGATACCGAGTTTCAGCAGGTTTATAAATCCGTACTGAATGTGCTTTGGAACTGGATCCTGTTCCGTAAATTTTCCTCACCGGAACAAGTCGAAAATGTTGCTGCGCAGCTGCTGGAGTTTGCGTAATGGTGGATTTGCGTAAAGCTGCTAAAGGCCATATGTGTACAGTCAGAATCCCCGGTTACTGCAATCACAATCCTGAAACATCTGTGCTGGCGCACTACAGGCTAGCGGGGACGTGTGGAATGGCGATAAAACCACACGATATGCAGGCAGCGATTGCCTGTAACTCATGTCACGATCTAATCGATGGGCGGGTAAAAACCAGCGATTACACCAAAGAAGAATTGCACCTGATGCATGCAGAAGGTGTTTTTCGCACGCAAGAAATCTGGAGAAATGAGGGATATTTATGATTTACCCAACAAATATCGGAAAAAGCGGGGAACATCTCCGTCTCGCAACACTGGAAAGTGTGTGGATTCAGGGAAAGTTACGCATGTGGGGACGCTGGTCGTATATTGGCTGCGGCAGGTCAGGGAATATGTTCAACCAGTTGCTGGTGTCAAAAAAAATAACACAAACAGCTATCAATGAAGCCTTGCGCAAAATGAAAAAAGCGGGGATTGATAAACCTGAACTGGAGGAATTTTTTCGGGAGCTGATTAACGGTAAGCAGAAAAGCTGGCTATCCCACTGTACTGATGCAGAGGCGTTATGCATTGATCGGGTGATTAGTGAAGTGTTGGCAGAGCATCCAGGATTGATTCACGTACTTCGACAACGGTATGAAGGACGGGGGATGACAAAGCGCAAAATGGCTCAATTGCTAAATAACGCACATCCAGAGTGGAGTTTCAGTACATGCGAAAAGCGAATTGCTAATTGGTTAGCTGTTGCTGAGTATTCTTTATACATTCCCATGCGAGTATCATTTGCACAGAAAATAGCTTGATTTTTTACGCAAAAACTGCTCTAATTCTGATACGCTTCGCAAAGCTGTATCGCGAGGTGGATAAAGAAAATCAAATTTAAAAGAACCCGCCACCGAGCGGGTTTTTTTATCCATAAATATAGAATGAATGCTAGAAATTAACAATTTCTATTTTCTTATGCTGGCTTATTCTGTTGAATGATTCGTGAATCAACTCAGGGATTTTTATCTGATTGAGGTGTTTCATGTTTCGGCATTGTTAGTTTTTGTAGGCTTTTCCATATATTTATAGATAATTAAACTGGTGCAGTAATTCACCTGAGAAGTATGCAATCCTCTAATTAACCTTTTTATTTGTATTTACCTGCTGGAAATAGCGTTGTGATGTTTCAATAAGAGGTGAAATATTGTGTTTAAAATTATTATATTCTTCCTGATTACTTTCTCGTGGTATGCTAATGCTACAGACTTTGTTTATCGAGTAGATTCTCGCCCGCCTGACGAAATTTTTCGAGACGGATTTAGATCTCATGGTACTAACAGGAATTTACAGCAGCATTTAAGAGGTGACTCATGTGCAGCAGGAAGCCGGGACAGTGCTTTTATTGCTACGACAACTAGTTTAATTGAAACTTATAATATAGCTAGGCAATATTATTCAAGCTCGGGGTTCCACGGCACATTGTACCGTTATCGCATCAGAGCAAATAATATTTTTCATTCTATAAGACCATCGGTTAATTATTTAACTCAACGCGGCGTTACCTTTACTGGTTTTGAACAGATCATGATGCGAGAACAAAATGAAATTGTCGCTATAGAACATATCCCTAGCGAGAATATTGTTGAAGCCGTAGAGTTAACATATGACAGATTCAATAGTAGCGTATCTGATGGACGAGGGACCTCTAATGCCAGATATGTCCCTGGATCAACATTTGTAAATCCGGGGGTTATACCTGATCTGGTTGTGCCGGCTGTATCTGTTCGAGAAAGAATCAATGCTTTTGGAAGTCTCATTAGTGCTTGCTTTGCATTGAAGGGAGTAAGAAGAGATGGCTTAAATAAACGGTCCACTTACTACGAACCAGAGTTTTATGATGCTCGTACCGTGCTAAAAGAATTATTTAAGTAATGTCGTTTTCAACATTGGTTTTAATATTGGTCGTGATTTTACGTGTAGATTTTATTTAACTAAATCAGCCTGTGAGATAGATATGATTATGCGAGGTTTTATGAAGCGAAAAATTAAAATTGCACTGTTTTTTATGTCGTTGATCTCTGGTGTTAGCCATGCTGGGATGGCTGATTATAATACATATTTAAGTAACGTTCAGATTAACAATCTGACTTTTGGTGTATATAATTCAGGAGGAAAAGAAAGTCGATTCTTTTGTATCGGAATAAAACGAGATAATGCTCAATTGCCGGTTCATAGTATATGTAAAGTAGATGTCTATGGGCATCATAAACAGGGATTTGACAACATGCTAGAAATGGCAAAGTATTACTACGCAACAGGTGAAGAGTTAAGGGTTTACTATAAGGAGAATGTTTGGAGTGATACGGATTTCAAAAGTGCATTCTCTTCTAATGAGCTCATTTCTATCAGTACTTGCAGTTCACATGATTATTGCATGGGGCCGCGAACAAATAATTAAATATTGTTTTGTTCATGATGATGGAATGTTTTTATTTTGCTGTTGAGGAATTAACCTTGTAGTTTTATTGTTAATAGCTTGCCAACCACATATGCAAACATTTCTTTAATCATCTTTATTAGAGCTCAAAGCAAGCATCTTTGGTATTCCGTGAGTTCATTGATGTTTGCTTTCTTTTAAGCTGGTTGCGTAAGCATATGCTCTGGCAGCGGACCGGTATTGATTAACCTGTTCGGGTACTACAAGCAGATAAAAATATCGAAAAGAATGAGATAACAAATAGGACGGCTAATAACCTTTTTATTAACAGGAGTAAAAGTATGTCTGAACCCTTATCCGGTTCCGGTACGGCTGCGGCGCTCGGTGGGGCGACGGTATTCGGGCTGTTTACCGGGACGGATTTCGGGATTGTGTTCGGCGCGTTCGCGGGGGCGTTATTTGTGGCAACAATGCCGCAGGCGCTTTCAGCCTGGCGGGTTGCGGCACATTTTCTGGTGTCGTTCATTGTCGGCGTACTGGGAGCTCGTGTGCTGTCAGCCTGGATTGCGGTGAAAACAGGTTATGACAGTACTTCGGCGGATGCGCTGTGTGCGGTGCTGGTCTCCGTGGTATCGGTAAAGATTCTGTCGTTTATTCACCAGCAGGATATTGCATCACTGGTATCCGGTTTGTTATCCCGCCTGAGGGGCGGAGGAGGTGGCAATGTCAGGTAACCTTCCCGGAATACTGAATGTGGCGTTATGCACAATTATCGTGCTGACACTTTTTTTCTACCGCCGGAAAGACGCCACATATAAACCGCTGATCTCATGGCTGGCCTGGCTGCTGATGCTGTTTTATGCCTTTGCACCACTCCGTCATCTTTATGGTCATCCGTTACCGGCTAACTGGCTGGTGGTGGGTGCCAATCTGCTGTTCTGTGTGCTGGTGATATGCGCACGCGGAAACGTCTCGAAACTCTTTTCATTACGAAGGCACTGATATGAAGTCGAAAGATGAAATTTTTGACGAAGTTCTGGGAAAAGAGGGAGGTTACGTTAACCATCCTGATGATAAAGGTGGGCCGACAAAGTGGGGAATTACTGAAAAAGTTGCCAGGGCGCATGGATACCTGGGGGATATACGTAACCTGACGCGCGGGCAGGCGCTGGAAATTCTTGAGGCGGACTACTGGTACGGACCACGTTTTGACCAGGTGGCAAACCTGTCTCCGGATATTGCCGCAGAACTGTGTGATACCGGCGTAAACATGGGGCCGTCGGTAGCATCAAAAATGCTTCAGCGCTGGCTGAATGTGTTTAATCAAAAGGGGACGTTATATCCGGATATGGATGTCGATGGTCGTATCGGGCCACGCACCATTAATGCGTTACGCGCCTATCTGTCGAAACGTGGCGGGGATGGCGAACTGGTGATGCTGACCGCGCTGAACTGTACCCAGGGCGAACTCTATCTGGAGCTGGCAGAGAAGCGAGAAGCCAACCAGTCATTTGTCTACGGCTGGCTGAAACAACGCGTCATTGTATAGCTGGATTTAGATAGATTATAAAAAATCACCTTTAATAATATTTTTTAAATGGATAGGGTGTTGTGAAAAATTAAAATGATTAAGCATGTATTGTTGTTTTTTGTTTTTATATCATTTTCTGTCTCAGCAAACGATTTCTTTAGAGCAGACTCCAGAACACCAGATGAAATAAGACGTGCGGGAGGGCTTTTACCAAGAGGGCAGCAGGAGGCTTATGAGCGCGGAACTCCAATTAACATCAATCTGTATGAGCATGCTCGCGGAACAGTAACGGGGAACACTAGATATAACGATGGGTATGTATCTACAACTACAACTTTGAGACAGGCTCATTTAATCGGGCAGAATATACTTGGCAGTTATAATGAATATTACATATATGTAGTTGCACCAGCACCCAATTTATTTGATGTGAATGGTGTGTTAGGGCGGTATAGTCCATATCCCAGTGAAAATGAATTTGCTGCATTAGGAGGGATTCCCTTATCACAAATTATAGGCTGGTATAGAGTATCTTTTGGTGCGATAGAAGGGGGAATGCAGCGAAACAGGCATTACAGAGGAGATTTATTTCAAGGCTTATCGGTTGCCCCTAATCATGATGGCTATCATCTCGCAGGATTTCCAGAGGGTTTTGCTGCATGGCGAGAGCTGCCATGGAGTGCATTTGCTCCGGAACAGTGCGAGCAAGATTACATGGTTAGAAATTTAGATGCCTGCGATTCTTATACAAATATATTATCTCAAAATGATTTGGTCGCTTTTAAAAGATTTATGCGAATTCGTTCTTCTCTTATGATTTTACAAAGTATTGAGGATGATTTACAAAACAATGAAAATAAAGATGAACTTTAAAAAGTCAATTGCGTTGTTGTTTATTGCCTTAAATATTGCATCACTACCAACATATGCTGGCGTAAGTAAAACTTTTAAGGATAAATGCGCTTCGACTACGGCAAAACTTGTACAGAGTGTTCAGTTGGTAAATATCTCGTCTGATGTAAATAAGGACAGTAAGGGAATTTATATATCAAGCTCAGCAGGAAAAACATGGTTTATTCCGGGGGGGCAGTATTACCCTGATAACTATCTAAGTAATGAAATGAGAAAAATAGCAATGGCTGCAGTTCTTTCTAACGTAAGGGTAAATCTATGTGCGAGTGAAGCATATACTCCGAATCATGTATGGGCAATTGAATTGGCACCATAATAGTCATTGGTGTTTTAGTTTTTGTTTCATTCAATTTTATTCTGTATTTGATGTTATTAAGTTTGCCCCGTCCTGAATAACATTGACACGTTCCTGATTTAAATCCGGAGAAAACTATGTGGAAACCTACCGGCGACCGAGTGCTCACCGTACTCATTGACAGCAAACCGCAGTATTCACGTATTGAAACTAACGGTAAGGACGTTCGTCTGGTTCGCAAGTAACTTGCATTACAGCAGCCCTTCAGCGAGGGGCTGCGATAATGCCAGGCTCACTAACAGCACCCGCCGCGCACCCAGCGCACTGGCTGATGGTGAGCTTTTTTATTCATAAAGTGAGGCTGTATGAGCGAGAAATTGAAGATCGTCTATCGCCCGTTACAAAAACTGTCTCCATATGCGCATAACGCCAGGACCCACAGCCCTGAGCAGGTGGCTCAACTGGTAGAAAGCATTAAGCAATTTGGCTGGACTAATCCAGTGCTGATTGACGAAAAGGGCGAAATTATTGCTGGTCACGGTCGCGTTATGGCGGCTGAAGTGCTCAAAATGGATTCCGTTCCGGTCATTGTTTTGTCTGGCCTGAAGGAGGATCAGAAAAAGGCGTATCGCCTGGCAGATAATCGTCTGCCGCTTAACGCTGGCTGGGATGAAGAGCTGTTACGGATGGAACTTTCAGAGTTAATCAATGCTGATTTTGATATCTCCCTGACAGGATTCAGCCCAACAGAAATTGACGAACTGTTGATGGAAGTTTTGCCGGGCACCGGAACTGAGGAGGAGCCGTACACGACGAAAATTGATACGCCTGTTTATGAGCCGTCAGGCGATAAACCGGATATCGGCGAACTGTACGACGATACGAAAACTCAGGAGCTGGTCAGCCGGATACGTTCGGCGTCCCTTGATCCTGATATCGAAAAATTCCTCCTGTGTGCAGCAGAACGTCACACGGTGTTTGATTTCAGCAGAATTGCGGACTATTACGTTCACGCCCCCGCTGAAATTCAGCATCTTTTTGAGGAGTCGGCGTTGGTGATCATTGATTATCAGCAGGCCATTGAAAATGGATTTGTCCGGATGACGCAACGCATGGTGGAGATCATGCACGGCGGGGAGGAGGAATATGCGTGATGATTTTTGCGCCTTTATTCTGACTCACGGGCGACCGGACAAAGTTCTGACTTACCGGACATTACGTCGAGCTGGCTATACCGGTAAAATTTTTATCGTCGTTGATGATGAAGATAAAACCCGGCATCAGTACATAGCTGAATTTGGTAAACAGGTGTTGGTGTTTTCTAAAGCCGATATCGCCAGTCGTTTTGACGAAGCCGATAATTTCGGTGACCGTCGCTCAATTTTTTACGCACGTAATGCCTGCTTCGACCTGGCAAAACAGGTCAGGTGTAAATACTTCATTCAGTTCGATGATGATTATCATGAGTTCCAGTTTCGGGTGGATCACAACTATGACCAGGCCTATTTTCCGATAAGGAAACTGGACGCAATCCTTTCTGAAATGCTGGCGTATTACGAATCAATTCCTGCGCTTTCCATCGCTATGTCGCAGGGCGGGGATTTTCTTGGTGACAATGGCGGCCATGCTTCATGGGTGAAACGCAAGGCAATGAACAGCTTTATCTGTTCGGTTGAGCGACCGTTCTCATTCATGGGGCGCATTAACGAGGATGTGAATACTTACACGAATCTCGGTCGCCGTGGTGAATTGTTTATGACGATTGGTGCTGTCCAGTTGGGACAGAAACAGACGCAGAAAAACAGCGGCGGAATGACCGAGCTGTATCTGGATTCCGGAACCTACGTTAAAAGTTTTTACTCCGTCATGTATGCGCCCTCGTGCGTAAAAATCTCACTGATGGGGGCCAGCCATAAACGCATTCACCATCAGGTCACCTGGAACAACGCTGCAGTAAAAATCCTTAACGAAAAATACAGGAAGAAGACACCCTGCATACCAATGGGGGTGACAAATGATTCCGTATTCGAAAGTCGAGTCTCTGGCTGCGTGCCGGATGACCGCACAACAAATCGCTGATGTTCTGGATGTTGATCTGAACCGACTGAAAGAAAATCGGGAAGCAATGACAAATTTTTACGCATCCATCCGTAAGGGCAGAGCGAAAGGTGAAGCCGAGCTACGAGCCGCATTGTTTAAGCTTGCCAGAAAAGGGGATGCCTTTGCTCTGCGTGAGTTACTCAGGGTGGATAAAAATCAGGACTAACTGATGAACAGACCGGACTGGGGGGCGTTGCAGCAGGAATATATTGCTGAATACACCCGTTCCGGTATATCTCCGGTTGCATGGTGTGAAGCAAGGGGACTGAATTACGCAACAGCCCGTCGTTACATCAAAAAACCTCCGAAAAATGCGCAGACAGAAGTGCGCAAAACTGCGCAAAAAAGTGCGCAGAAAAAATCTGCGCAGACTGCGCAAAAGCGGAACAGAAAATCTCAGAAAAAAAAGACGGTATCCGATGCCTTCCTGATTAAGAGTGGCGCGGAGGAGATTTCATTCTGTCCCGATGAATTCGGCATTTCTGACCAGCAGGCAAAATTCGCCATGCTGGTTGCTCAGGGTAAAAAGCCGACAGAGGCATACCGACTGGCCGGTTATGAAGGGCAAGGTGCGACAGCTAACAGCAACGCCAGTCGTATGCTTAGAAATGCCAGGGTTTTTCGTGCCATCAGCTACTTCCGCAATCAGTACCAGAAACGCTATACCGCAGACCTGGATTTACTGGTGAGTCAGTTGATGGCCATTGTTCAGGCCGACCCCAATCAGTTGGCACAATTTCGCCGTGTTAACTGCCGTTATTGCTGGGGCGAGAATCACCTCTACCAGTGGCGCGATATAGCAGAATTCGACAAGGCAGCGGCACAGGCCTCCAGAGATGGCAAACCTGAACCTGAATATGGTGGCCTCGGGTTTGTTGATAACGCCATACCCAATTCGGACTGCCCGAAGTGCTGCGGTGAGGGAACAGGGCAGCTTTATATGGCCGATACCACTCTGCTTGATGGGGATGTACGGCAATTATATGCAGGGGCAAAGCTCGGAAAATTCGGTGTTGAGATCCTGCAGGAGAATAAAGCTGCCGCCCGGCGTGAATTGTTGCGTTTGCTTTCTGCTGGCGGGGCATTATGTGCAGATAAGCGGCTACAGGAACTGGAAATTGAGCGGCGCAGAATGGAAAACCAGAAGCTGCGCAAAGAGATCGAAACGGTGGAGGGTAATGAACATCCCCTGCCTGTGGCGATCAATATTAATGTAGTTGATGCCAGGGTAAGGAGTGATGAAGATGATCTCTCCGACGCTTAATGTGCCTCAGGCGCGATTTCTTTCCATGCCTCATAAATTTAAAGCCTATATTGCTGGTTTTGGCTCGGGCAAAACATGGGTGGGGTGTGGCGGCATATGCAAGGGGATTTGGGAGCATCCTGGTATAAATCAGGGATATTTTGCGCCAACGTATCCCCAAATACGCGATATTTTTTACCCTACAGTGGAAGAAGTTGCTGCTGACTGGGGATTGAACGTAAAAATTAATGAGGGAAATAAAGAGGTTCATTTTTATTACGGACGCCAGTATCGGGGAACCACCATCTGCAGATCGATGGAGAAGCCGCAAACGATCGTCGGTTTCAAAATTGGTAATGCGCTGGTGGATGAACTGGACATTTTGCCGAAGGAAAAAGCCAGAACTGCGTGGCGCAAGATAATTGCGCGTATGCGTTATAAGGTTGATGGACTTCGCAACGGTATTGACGTTACAACCACGCCAGAAGGATTCAAATTTGTCTACGAGCAGTTTGTTAAAGCCGTGCGTGAAAAAACAGAGTTGTCCTCACTGTATGGTCTGGTGCAGGCATCTACTTTCGATAATGAAAAGAACCTGCCAGCAGATTACATTCCTTCGCTTCTTGAATCATACCCTCCAGAGCTGATTAAAGCCTATCTTCGTGGACAGTTTACGAACCTGACAAGTGGTACTGTTTACCATCAGTTTGACCGGCAACTGAATAATTGCGAAGAAGTGGAGCAGCCTGGGGAGCCGATTTATATCGGGATGGATTTTAATGTTGGAAAGATGGCGGGGATCGTCCATGTGCTGCGTTTGGGTCTTCCATGTGCGGTAACTGAAATCATCAATGCCTACGATACGCCGGATATGATCCGTATCATTAAAGAACGCTTCTGGCTGTATGACGGAAATGATTACCGGAAGGTGAGAGAAATTTATATTTATCCTGATGCCTCCGGGGATTCCCGAAAATCAAATAATGCAAGTGCGACGGATATTGCTCAGCTTAAACAGGCCGGTTTTAACGTTGTGGTGAACAGTTCGAACCCGCCAGTAAAAGATCGCGTTAACTCAATGAATGCAATGTTCTGCAATGCCAATGGCGAGCGTCGCTATAAAGTTAATGTGAAGCGTTGTCCGGTATATGCCGAATCTCTGGAGCAACAGGTCTGGGATGATAAGGGGGAGCCTGATAAAAAATCTGGCAACGATCACCCGAATGATGCAGGAGGTTATTTCATCGTTAAACAATTCCCTATTGTCAAACCGACCGGAAGAGTCACATCACTTCGGATTTAATTATGGCTGATATATCAACACCCAACCTCGACTATAACGATATGCTGGAGGCGTGGGATATTAACGACGCACTGATGGGCGGTACGCTTGAAATGCGCAGGCAGGGAGAAAATTATCTCCCAAAATGGCCTAACGAAGATGAAGACGCTTATAAAAAACGCCTGTCCGTGGCTACGCTACTTCCTGTGTATGAAGAAAGCATTAAGCAAAATATTGGGCGCATATTTGCAGAGCCGACAGTATTGAGTGAGGAAACGCCGGAAAAAATCAGGGAATATGCAGAAAATATCGACATGGAGGGGAGCCGACTGGATGTGTGGGCGCAGCAATTTTTCAGCCTCGCATTTCAGTATGGTGTGGCACATGCGCTGGTGGATTATCCACGAACGGATGTGAACGAGATCCGGACAAAAGCCGATGAAAATGCGGCTGGTGGTCGTCCATACGTTACGATGTTGAATCCACGCCAGGTTATTGGATGGAAATCGAAAGTTGAAAAAGGGAAAGTCGTTCTCACTGATTTGCGTATAAAAGAGATCATCATTGTTGATGGTGATGATTTCGGGCAGAAGAAGGTGGAGCAGATCCGCCATATTATGCCCCGTTGCGTTGAAATTTATCGACGCAGCGAAGGTACTAATGGCGAATCTGTCTGGACCCTTCACGAGTCATGGAATACCAGCCGTGATGATATTCCCCTGGTAACACTGTATACAAAGAAAACAGGCTTTATGCGTGGTACACCGCCATTGCTTAATCTTGGCTTGTTGAATATCAAGCACTGGCAAAGCCAGAGTGAGCAGGACAATATTCTTCATGTTGCCCGCGTTCCATTGCTGGTGGCCTACGGGCTGGACAGGAATGAAGAACTGACGGTTGGTGCATCCACCGCTACGATTTTTGAGGACAGAACAAAAAATGGCCTCGAATATGTTGAACATAGTGGCGCAGCGATAGAATCTGGCGAAACATCACTGGAGAAGCTGGAAAATCAGATGCGTCATGCCGGCGCTAAACTTCTGCGTGCTGAAAACACATCCACCAAATCTGTTGATCAGACCAATGAAGAGCGGATGCAGGAAAACTCGCCGCTTTATACAATGGCGAACTCCCTCGAAGATGCCCTTGATAATATTCTCCAGATAATGGCGGAGTGGATCGGCGAGAGTTGCGGCGGCAATGTGGATGTGCGGACTGAACTGGATGTATCTGCCCAGGTGTTTGACTCATCCTCCGCGCTGGCTGTTCAGTCATTGCGTCAGGGCGGTGATATACGTCAGATTGATGCGGTTCGGGTGTTGCAGGCGTTGAAATTTATCGATCAGGATTCCCGTCCAGAGGAAGTGATCGACGAATTAAAAAACCAGGGCGTAACGCTGATGGATATCAATGATGCAAACAGTGAATGAACGGCTGCGTGATGAATCAATTGCTCATGCAGTCTGGATATCTCGCTATAGCACTGGTGTGGCTGCCAGAATGGTGAAAACTCTGAACGACAGCGATGCGGAGCTTACAGCTCGGCTGCTGGTTGCACTGGACAGCCTCGATCCAGGTAGTTTCACCGTTACGCGCCTGGAATCACTTCTGACGAGTGTCAGAGAGGTTAACCGTGCGGCTATTAACAGCATGTTTACCAGTCTCTCCGGAGAGCTGAACGAGCTGGCAATTTATGAGGCAGGTTATCAGTTAAGTCTGTTTGATTCTCTGCTACCTGATTTTGTTGCTGATGTTCATCCGCTGGTTGGTATCTCACCAGATGCACTTTATGCCGCTGCAATGGCGCGACCATTCCAGGGGCGACTGCTCAGTGAGTGGGCCTCAGATCTTGAGGCGGATCGGCTCAGACGCATTACAAATACGGTACGTCAGGGTTTTTTGCTGGGTGATACCAATGAGCAGATCGCAAGAAAAATTCGGGGACATGTCAGTAAGGGATTTCAGGATGGTGCATTGCAGATGAGTCGGGCTAATGCGGCCAGCATTGCAAAAACAGCGGTTGGACATCTTGCTGCTACTGCCCGTGAGAGTTTTGCCAGCGCGAATAATGATTTGATTAAGGGTAAGCAATGGTTATCAACGCTTGATAATCGTACTACGCCACAATGTCGAATCAGGGATCGCCTCAAATATACGCTGGATAATAAACCTGTAGGTCACAGCGTACCTTATTTGCAGGGACCGGGAAAAATTCATTTCTGCTGCCGCTCAACGGAAACGTTCATTCTGAAATCAGCGAAGGAACTGGGTATTGATGTTCGTGATATTCCCCCGGCTGAGCGGGCCAGCATGGATGGCGTGGTAGCCGGAGATACAACCTACAGGGAATGGTTTTTGCGCCAGCCTTACACCAGACAAAAACAGATTGTGGGGGAAAACCGGGCAAAGCTGATTCGGGATGGCGGTATGTCGCCAGATGAATTTTACACCGATAAAGGCGAATGGTTGACACTGAAGCAACTCCGGGAGCGTGATGCTCAGGCATTCAGAAACGCAGGGATTTAAATAAATCATTTATTACAACAGGCTACCTTCGGGTGGCTTTTTTTTTGCTGCGATCCGGATGGTGAGCAGCGTAACTGTCGGAAGACTTAAACCAGGTACTAATATGAAACTGAAAACGGTCGAGATTAACGGAAAACAATACGCAGAAATTGATACTGCTGGCCTTCCAGTTTATGTGCACGACGATGGTAAAGAAATCGGCTTCGATGCACCGCTGGCGACAAAAAAAATTACAGAGCTTAATGGCGAGGCAAAAAATCATCGCCTGGCTAAAGAAGCTGCAGAGGAAAAACTGGCTAAGTTTGCCGCTATCGAAGACCCGAAGAAGGCAATCGAGGCACTGGAAATGCTGTCAAAAATCGACCAGAAAAAGCTGATCGATGCGGGACAGGTTGACCAGGTAAAGGCAGATATTACGAAAAACTTTCAGCAGCAATTAGACGAAGAAAAGCAACGCTCTCAGATGCTGGAGAAGCAGCTTTACGATTCCATGATTGGCGGTAGTTTTGCGGGGTCAAAATATATTGCCGATAAAATTGCGATCCCGGCAGATTTATTACAAGCCCGCTTCGGACAGGCATTCAAAGTGGAAGAAGGGAAGATAGTTGCCTATGACGCTTCCGGCAACAAAATTTATTCCCGCTCGAAGCCAGGCGAACTGGCGCAGTTTGATGAGGCGCTGGAGTTCCTCGTCGAAAATTACCCTCAGAAAGACTATATCCTGAAAGCCAGTGGTAACAATGGCGGCGGCTCTCGTCCGACACAGCATGATATTGGTCAGAAAACGATGAAACGCTCTGCTTTCGATGCACTGGATGTTGCAGGTAAGCAAAATGCACTGAAAGACGGTATCACAATCGTTGATTAATACATTTGCCAGCTTCCGGATGGGAGCTGGTGTCAGGGCTGGATAGCTCACTACTCAATCCATTGAAAAATTAAGCAAATTTTTAAGGAATATTTAATTATGGCTGGAAATACCCTGACCGGGTTGATCCCGACTATTTATACCGCCCTGGATGTTGTATCCCGTGAGCAGGTAGGTTTTATCCCTGCTGTAGCAAAAAACGCAAAAGCTGACGCCGCAGCAAAAGATCAGACGGTAACCGCGCCAGTTGCACCTGAGGCGAAAACCGAAGATATCGTACCGGGGCCGTCAGCTCCGAATACCGGTGATCAAAATATTGGTACTGTTGATGTAAAAATAACTAAATCCAAAATGGCACCGGTTAAATGGAATGGTGAAGAACAACTGGCTCTTGGCCCTTCCGGGACTTACAACACCATTCTGGCTGATCAGTTTAAGCAGGCTTTTCGCGCCCTTGCAAACGAGGTTGAGGCTGATCTTGGTGCGCTGTATTTCGGTACTTCCCGCGCCGTGGGAACTGCAGGGACAACGCCGTTTGGTGTTAAAGATGATCTTTCTGATGCTGCTTTGGCTCGCCAGGTTCTGGAGGATAACGGCGCACCGACAACCGATCTGCAGATGGTGCTTGGCTCCACTGCCATTGCGAATTTGCGCGGAAAACAGTCTGTATTGTTTAAAGTGAATGAATCCGGCACTGAACAGCTACTGCGTGAGGGCGTGTTAGGGCGTCTGGAGGGATTCAATATTCACAGTTCGGCAGGTGTAAAACGAGCGCCGAAGGTTGCTGCAACTGGTTATCTCGTGAATGGCGAGAAAAAAGAAGGCGATGTTCTTATTTCCATTGATACTGGTTCGGGGAGTATTTCGGCAGGTCAGATTGTTACGTTCGCTGGCGATCCGAATCAGTATGTTGTGGCAGCAGCGACCAGCAATCTGATTACTCTTGCAGCGCCTGGACTGCGTCAGGATCTGGCCGATGATACTGTAATCACGGTTGTCGGCTCCTTTACTGCAAATATGGCGTTTGATCGCAACGCATTTCTGCTGGCGTCCCGTACCCCGGCAATGCCGGAAGGTGGCGATAATGCTGATGATGTAATGAATGTTACGGACCCGATCTCAGGAATTACGTTCCAGATTGCACTGTATCGTCAGTATCGCCAGGTTCGCTATGAAGTTGGACTGGCATGGGGTGTTTCATCGGTGAAGCCGGCGCATGGTTGTCTGATTCTTGGTTAAACATCCAAACGGGGCTTCGGCCCCATTTTTTAATGGAGGGTATATGGCTGGATTAACTAAAGAGCAAAGAGCACAGCGTGAAGCCGCGCAAAAAAATGCAGTGGCGGAGCAGAATGTGGAGCAAATTCAGGATCCTCAAAAAACACAGATTGAGTTGGTGGTTATGGTTACCGATCATCAGATGTTTCCCGGCGCACCAACTATCGCTAATGTTCATCCTGAAGAAGTTGATAACTGGAAGGCTCTGGGCTGGAAAACTCAGGAGTAACACATGATCACTTATGTGACCTGTGATGACGTTGATAATGCGCTTGGGAATGCCTGGGCGAGCGAGAACGCTAAAAATAAAGCTGTTTTAATGGCTAATGCCTGGCTTAATGGCTTCAACCTGAAAATTAACCCATCCCGTATTCCGGAAGAGATAAAGCTTGCGGGAGCATATGCAGCCAGAAGTGCCTCTCTCGGTAAGTTGTTTCAGCAGAAAAATGATTCTGGCGTTGTTATCAGTAAAGCCGTGTCGGCTGACGGGATCAGTGTATCGAAATCATTTGCTCAGTTGCCAGCAAATAGTACTGCATTGCTTGAGCCCGATTTACAGCTTGCAATAGCACTGCTGAAACCGTACGGGCTTAGTCGCTCACAAGTCAGAGTTGTGAGGGGGGGATGATGGGACTTCGTGAAGAGATTCAGTCAGAGGTTGCTGCTGCTTTTGATGAAGAGTTAGCAGACGCTGTGAGTGATTTTTCTGGTTCTTATTCTATGTACCGGTACTGGGATCCTGTGACGGAAACTGGTGACGAATTCACAACAACCTATACCGGGCGAGGCGTGTTGGCACGTTATAAGCTGAACAGAATTGATGGGATTAATATTTTGCATGGTGACCTTAAATTAACCGTTCTGGTATGCGAGGTTACGGATAAACCCGCGGTCGGTCATATTATTGAGACTTATGATCCTGTATCAAGGCAGTTGCAACGATACGAGGTAATTACAGCGAGTGTAGATCCTTCCGCATCAGTTTACTCACTCCAGTTAAGGAGGACGTAAATGGCAAAGGCATGGGATATAGAACCGTCAATATTTGTCGGGATGATTGAGGAAGATGTGGGACTGAAAATTCGCTACATCGCTATTCAGATTCTTACGGCCATTGATATTGCTGCTCCGGTTGATACCGGGCGTTTCAGAAATAACAACCTGGTGTCGTTACAGCATCCCGATTTTGGTATATCTGATAACGTGGATCCGAACGGTACGATTGCGGTTCAGCGTGGGATCGGGGTTATTTCGAAAGCTGCAAATTACGGAATTATTTATATCCAGAATAACCTTCCTTATGCAGAGGTTCTTGAAAACGGTCATTCACAACAAGCGCCAACTGGCGTGTATGCCAATGCTTTTCATGGTGTTTTACAGGCTTACAAATGACGTTTACTGAAATCAGAAATGCTGTCATTTCCAGAATGACGGCACAGACGGTTATTGATGGAAAAGACGTATTGTATCCGAACGGGCCAACGTTCGATCCTTCCGGTAAGTTAATCTGGGCGCGGTTAAGTAATATCCCCGGTCTGGCCGGAGTTAATGAAATTGGCGCGGGGCCGGTTGTTTATCGCACGGGGATAATCATTATTCAGTTATTTGTCCCCACTGGTTCTGGTTCAAAACTCATTACTGAGACGGCCGATACCTTGCGGGAGCTGTTTGAGTTTCAGGATGATGATCGTCTCAGTTACCTGGCCGTTTCCTCAATAGCTGTTGGCGAAAAGAATGGCTGGTTCCAGCTTAATCTTCAAATTCCATATCGCGCACTCTAGCGCAATTAATGACATAGGAGGCTCCTGTGAGTTCAGGTGCAAAGGTTATCTCGGCATTTATCCGGGAGACAGTTGCAGGCACCACGCCAGCAAGTGGTGACTGGAGTTTATTAAAACGCACAAGCTGGGGAGTAAAACCCACCCAGAATAAAGGCGAAAATAATGAGATCGGCGGCTCCCGGATGGCTCAGGGGGCAACGCCTGGCACTGTGGATGTTGGCGGTGATGTTGGTACCAAATTTCGCTGGGGTCAACATGATGATTTTCTTGCATCCTGTTTCGGCGCGGAATGGTCAGGCGATTCTCTGACAATGGGAAATGAGCGAATAACATTTTCTCTGGCGACCTATGCGTCCGATGTCGGAATTGCCTCTGTCATCAGAGGAGCGCAGGTGGGGTCATGGAAAATGCAGATCCCTAACGATGGTGATATTACGGCGACCGTAACCTTTGCCGGGCTGGACTGGGAATCAAAGGCCGATGATACGAATTTTATCACAGGCGAACCTGTGGATAGCGCAGGAGAGCTACGTTATTCGTTTAAGGAGGTTTCAGCAGTAAGCCTGAATGGTGTTGCCGGAGGTAACGGTTTTTGTATCGACAGTTTTGATATTCAGTTCGATAACAAACTCCAGACTCAGCGTTGTATCGGGACTGGCTCGCCTTATGCAGGAGCAAATATTCCTACTACCTTTACACCGTCCGGTACGGTGACGCTTTCATGGTCTAAAGCCGCGTGGGAAATCTGGAGTAAAACACTGACTGGAGAAACAGTTCCGTTCAGCTTCACGCTTTCGAATGGAGAGGGGGCATACACTTTCAGTTTTCCGAAGGTTCAGGTGTCAGGTGAATGGCCTGACGGTGGTAATACCGACATTATCCAGGTTCAACTGAGCATTACCGCAGCAGATGAAGCGCCTACGATAACCAGAAAAAAAGCCTCTCCGGCTGCCGTGATCGCAAAAGCCAGTGCTGAGGCGATTAGTTGATTTTCCGTTATTTCCCCTGTGGTGTTGCACTACAGGGACGTTTTGAATGAGGTTATGGATGTTTATTCTTAATCAGAAAATTATCATCGGTGGAGAACGCTGGTTTACGCCAATGAAGGACTTAAAACCTGTAGATGGGTTAAAACTGTTGGTGGCAAGCAGCGATAACGATCAGTATCGCTCCCGTAATGCATTAATCCGTCGTCACATAGAGAAAATGGATGCCAGTTTGCATGTCGGAACGAAAGAATTTGATATTGCAAAGGTCGACGAGGTGGATTCTGTTGATGATTTACTTATTGATAACGCCGCTCGTTATTTACTGAAAGACTGGAAAGGGGTTGGTGAACTGGTGGATGGGGTTGAGGTCGCGCTGGAATATACACCAGAGCGAGGGGCCACGCTGCTCAAGCAGAATCCAGAGTTGTACTGGCAAATTCTTGCTGAAGCCGCCAGCATCGCCCAGGGAAAAGAGCAGCAGAAGCAGGATACGATAAAAAAGCCATAGCCGCCCAGCGGTGGTTATCGGAGTTCGGGGGCGAAAAGGGGGAAAAGGCAAGGTGGACGAGAGAAAAACTCAGGTTGCCACCGATACCGGAGCCAGAAATAGACCCCGTTGTCCGTGAGTTATTGTATGCGTACTCAGTAATGTCTCGTTCCAGGCGTTATGCGGGCATGTCCGGGGTTCCGCTGCCTTTATCAATATCTGACGTGCACGACTACTTAAAAGCACACCCAATATTGATAGATAGTGATGAATTTGAAGCAGTGATCTTTGCGCTGGATGATCAGTATGTTTCTCAATCCAAAACTGTTGATGGGATATTGATTAATTAATTTAATATTTTTTAGTAATTGTCTGAATTACAATGTGCACACATATAGTTTGATGAGAGATTGATAGTTGACTATCGAATGTGGTGGATATTTTAATGCTGCCAGCCAGATTAATTCTGGCTGTTATAACAATGATTTGTGAAATGACGGTGATTTTATGAAAAAAGCAGTGTTGACTACCATTATCGCTTCAGCCTTGTTTGCAACTGGCATTGCAAATGCTGAATTGAAGCAGAATACTATTTCTCTTGGTTATGCCCAAAGCCATGTTAAAGCCGGTGGAGAAAGCCTTGATGAGAATCCTTCAGGGGTAAATATTAAGTATCGCTATGAGCTGGATGATAAATGGGGCGTTGCATCTTCATTTACGTACACAAATCAAGAATACGATTATTATTTTGCAGGCTCTAAAATTGGAAATGGAGAACTGGATTACTATTCACTAGCTGCCGGTCCAGCCTATCGTTTCAATGATTACTTCAGTGCATATGGCTTATTAGGTGTAGCGCATGGACGTGCTGAAGCGACGATTCTGGGATACTCTGACTCTTCAAGCAAGACTTCGGTTGTATATGGTGCTGGTATTCAGTTTAATCCTGTACCAAATTGGGTAGTTGACGCATCCTATGAGTACACCAAATTGGGCGATGTGAAAGTAGGTACTTGGATGACCGGTATTGGTTATCGTTTCTGATAATTTCCTTTCCTCTGTTGTCTGGCCCCGCTTATCAAGCGGGGCTTTTTATTTGTCCGGAGTAACTAAATGACAGAGCAAACTTCGCGTCTTGCAATAATTATTGATAGCACTGGAGCGAAAAATAATGCTGACAATCTGACCTCCTCCCTAGTCAAAATGACGCAGGCCGGAGAAACTGCTGCAAATAGCGCAGGGAAAGTGACCAGGGCAACAGAAGATGAGAAGAACGCGCTCGCAAAATTAAAGGCAGCTATTGATCCTGTAGGTGCCGCAATTGATACTGTCGGTCGACGCTATTCTGAATTAAAGAAATATTTCGGCAAAGGGCTTATTGATAAAGAAGAATATGAATTTCTTGCCCGTAAACTTAATGAAACTACAGCGGAATTGAGCGGGGTTGCGCAAGCGCAGAGAGAAGCCGCGAAGGCCGGAAAACTTGCTGCTGCCCAGCAGGAAGCGCAGGCTCAGGCCTTTCAAAGAATGCTGGACAAGATCGACCCTCTGGCCGCGGCGCTAAGAAATCTTGACCAACAGCAGGATGAACTTAATGCAGCACTTTCATCCGGGAAAATAAATGGCTCTCAGTTTGATAATTACAGCCGAAAAATACAGGAAACGCGGCGAGAGCTAACAGGAGAGGCTCAGGCAGAACGAGAAGCAGCAAAAGCGCATGATGAACAGGTTGCTGCTTTGCAACGTCTGATTGCTCAACTCGATCCTGTCGGAACAGCTTTTAATCGCCTGACAGAGCAGCAAAAGCAACTTAGCGAAGCAAAAGCCAGGGGGATGCTTTCTCCTGAAATGTATGAGGAGCTCTCAGGAAAACTCCGTGCTATGCGGAGAGAGCTTGAGGCTACTGAATCGCAATTAAGTAAAACCGGAATGTCGGCAAAACAAACGGCTTTTGCTGTGCGCATGTTGCCTGCACAAATGACTGATATTGTAGTTGGATTGTCCACAGGCCAGTCACCTTTTATGGTGTTAATGCAGCAAGGCGGTCAGCTAAAAGATATGTTCGGTGGTATTGGCCCGGCGATCAAAGGTGTTGGTTCTTATGTAATGGGGTTAATTAATCCTTTTACCCTGGCTGCTGCAGCCGTTGGTGTTCTGGGGCTGGCTTACTATAAAGGCTCTCAGGAGCAGGACGAATTTAATAAATCTCTTATTCTTACCGGAAATCAGTTGGGGGCAACGAGTGGGCAATTGGCGGATATAGCTCAACGTGCCGGGGATGCAGCTGATTCGACAACTGGTGCTGCGGCGGCTGTATTAAACCAGCTTGTGCGTTCGGGAAAGGTAGCGAGTAGTTCGCTGGAGCAGGTGACGACAGCGATAGTAAAAACGAGCGAATTAACTGGAATATCGACCGATCAACTGGTTAATGATTTCAATGAAATAGCAAAGGATCCTGTCAGTGCCATATCAAAACTTAATGATCAGTACCATTTTCTGACACTGGCGACTTATAACCAGATTAAGGCGCTACAGGATGAAGGGAACCAGCAGGAGGCTGCTCGTATTGCGACGGAAGCATATTCATCCTCAATGATTCAACGTTCCAGCCAGATGAAAGAAAATCTTGGTTATCTTGAGGCTGCATGGAAAGCAGTCTCTAACTCCGCAAAATTGGCCTGGGATTCCATGTTGAATGTTGGGCGGGAGGTATCTATTGATCAAAAAATCGCAGATGTCATCCGCCAAATTGATGAAATAGAAAAAAATAACCGACCAGGGATTTTCGGGTTAGCAGGTATTGGAGATGGTGGTGCTCTAAAAAAAAGGCTGGCGCAATTAAAACAGCAATTGAGTGCACTTCAATCAGAAAAAATTGCTCAGGACGTACTAAATTCATCAATAGACGATTACAACAAGCGTCAACAGGAAGGAATTGAACTCAGACAGAAAGCAGATGCCTTTTCAAAACAATATCAGACCCGGGAGCAGCAGAGAGCCAGTGAACTTGCAGAACTGGAAAAGCTAAAGAATCAGTATTCAAATGAAGAATATAATAATCTTGTCGCTCAAATAAATGAGCGTTATAAAGAACCAAAGCAACCAAAGGCGAAAGGTTATTCGGATGATGCTGCCCAACGAATGATTGATCATCTGAATCAACAGAATGCGTTACTAAGTTCACAAGCTGAATTGAGAGTTAAATTAAGTTCCTCTGAACAGGAACTGGTTAAGTGGCGTCAGCAGATTGCCGATCTGGAGTCACGACCGTTATCGAAATTAACCAAGGATCAGAAATCGCTTCTCTTACACCGGGAAGAAATAACCGCGTTGATGGAGAAAAATGTTGCGATTGAAAAAAATAACAGGCTAATCAAGGAATCTGTCGAAATAGCCGCATGGCGTGATTCATTGCAGGCTTCGATTGATAATCGTCAGCAGGGATATGATATTCAGATTGTTGGTTATGGGCTTGGTGATAAAAATCAGCAACGCCAGCAGGAGTTACTGCGGATTGAACGTGAATATAACAACCAGCGTCTGCAACTTGAACGTGACTATGCAGATAAATCCCGTGGAATGTCAGATCATGTTTTTCAGGAGAAAATGCAGGCTCTGAATGATGCTCTGGAACGAGAAAAAGAAATTGTCAGACAGAAAAACGAGCAGCTCGATATTCAGGCAGGAGACTGGGTTAGTGGTGCCTCCCAGGGATTCAATAACTGGCTGGATGACACTAAGGATATCAGTGAGCAGATAAAATTAACCACGACTCAGATGTTTAATGGGATGACCGATGCGCTGGGTGAGTTTGTCACGACAGGCAAGGCAAATTTTCGTTCTTTCGCTACTTCCGTGATTTCTGATCTTAGTCGAATAGCATTAAAGGCTTCAATTACTGGGATTTTCGACAGCATTGGTAACAGTTCTTCTGGTGGGATTTTAGGCACTATCGGGAGTGCTATTAGTAAATTTATTCCGAATGCAAAGGGCGGTGTTTATGAGTCTCCGTCATTGAGCACGTATTCGAACGGTATTTATGATTCCCCGCAATTTTTTGCTTTTGCAAAAGGGGCTGGTGTTTTTGGTGAGGCTGGACCGGAAGCTATTATGCCATTAACGCGAACTTCCGATGGTTCTCTTGGTGTCAGAGCTATTAATAGTAAAAGTGGTAATGGTGGCGGAGATATTACCTATGCCCCTGTATACCAAATTACTATCCAAAATGATGGCCAGAATGGAGAAATTGGCCCTCAGGCAATAAAAACACTTATGGGGATGGTTGATCAGCGGGTGCAGGGCACTTTGTTAAATATGCGACGTGATGGGGGAATGTTAAGTGGCTAATACGGAAGAATTTCACTGGTTACCAGAGGATGGAATGAAAACAGAACATAAACCATCGATAAAAACTGTAAGATTTGGCGATGGTTATGAGCAACGAAGTCCAAATGGACTTAATCATTCTCAGCGTGTTTTCACCTGTGATTTTAGGGTCGAGGCGAATGATCGTGATTCATTTGAACAGTTTTTAGTCCGGCATGGAGGTTATAAATCTTTTTTTTGGCGCCCGCCGGGTGTTAACAGAAAAATAAGAGTGGTGTGTCGAACGTGGTCCGCTACAGAACATATCACCTATACCGATTTTTCGTGTCAGTTTGACGAAGTGGTGATCTGATGCAGGACATACAACAGGAAACACTGAATGAATGCATCCGTGCGGAGCAGTCGGCCTGCCTGGTGCTCTGGGAAATTGACCTGACAGAGGTCGGTGGAGAACGTTATTTTTTCTGTAATGAGCAGAACGAAAAAGGTGAGCCGGTCACCTGGCAGGGGCGACAGTATCAGCCGTATCCCATTCAGGGGACGGGATTTGAACTGAACGGCAAGGGCAGTGCTGCCCGTCCGACACTGACGGTCTCTAACCTGTACGGCATGGTCACCGGGATGGCGGAAGATCTGCAGAGTCTGGTTGGCGGAACGGTGGTCCGGCGTAAGGTTTACGCCCGTTTTCTGGATGCGGTGAACTTCGTCAACGGAAACAGAGACGCCGATCCGGAGCAGGAGGTGATCAGCAGCTGGCGCATTGAGCAGTGCAGCGAACTGAGCGCGGTGAGTGCCTCCTTTGTACTGTCCACGCCGACGGAAACGGATGGCGCTGTTTTTCCGGGGCGTATCATGCTGGCCAACACCTGCACCTGGACCTATCGCGGTGATGAGTGCGGTTATCACGGTCCGGCAGTCGCGGATGAATATGACCAGCTGACGTCCGATACCACGAAGGATAAATGCAGCAAATGCCTGAGCGGCTGTAAGTTTCGCAATAACGTCGGCAACTTTGGCGGCTTCCTTTCCATTAACAAACTTTCGCAGTAAACCCATGACAGAAACAGAATCAGCGATTCTGGCGCACGCCCGGCGATGTGCGCCAGCGGAGTCGTGCGGCTTCGTGGTGAGAGCGCCGGAGGGGGAAAGATATTTTCCCTGCATGAATATTTCCGGTGAGCCGGAGGGTTATTTCCGGATGTCGCCGGAAGACTGGCTGCAGGCAGAAATGCAGGGTGAGATTGTGGCGCTGGTCCACAGCCACCCCGGTGGTCTGCCCTGGCTGAGTGAGGCCGACCGGCGGCTGCAGGTGCAGAGTGATTTGCCGTGGTGGCTGGTCTGCCTGGGCGTGATTCACAAGTTCCGCTGTGTGCCGTATCTCACCGGGCGGCGCTTTGAGCACGGAGTGACGGACTGTTACACGCTGTTCCGGGACGCTTACCATCTGGCGGGAATTGAGATGCCGGATTTTCATCGCGGGGATGACTGGTGGCGTCACGGTCAGAATCTCTATCTTGACAATATGGAGGCAACGGGTTTTTACCGTGTCGCACTGACAGAGGCGCAGCCGGGCGACGTGCTGCTGTGCAGCTTTGGTTCATCGGTGCCGAATCATGCCGCCATTTACTGTGGCGACGGCGAGCTGCTGCACCATATTCCTGAACAACTGAGTAAACGAGAGAGGTATACCGACAAATGGCAGCGA